ATCGGGGACACCAAAAGCGCCAGTGATTAACATGTCACTGAAGCCCGATCCACATACGAACAGGCCAAGGGTTCTTTCAAACCCAAGGCCCAAGATCGTACCACTGTGGCACAAGACTGCGTGTTATCTTAGCGTCGACCCGATCCATAAGAGGGAGGGAATTACCCCGCTCTCGTGAGCCGGAAATCAACGCCTTGACGGCTGCATGCCTTGTGTGGTATCTTTTCTCAAGGATATATTCTTGAGATTGAGCCAACGGTACCCAAAGAGAGTCTAAAAGAAGACCCTCTATCTCAGACTCACGGCGTTTTGCCGTGAACACAACGTGCTCAACAAAGTATCCTTCGATACAATGTCTCGCACGCACAGGAGTGGCCTCATCGAAATTACTAATAAGACCACCATCACCTAGCTGATCCGAGATCCGGAATCGTAAAGACTTCGGAACAAGGGCAACGCAGTGATCAAACATAGCCTGGAATCTCGTGTCACAGCCTAGCCGCGAGGCAAAGCGATGACTGAGACGACGGACCGCGTTTGCGAGCCTAAAAACGGATGTTACGTCCGATAATTTACCCTTAAGGTAAATGGGTTTAACATTGACCCCCCTCATGAAGTAGGCCCCACAACTTTCCCGAAACTCAGAAGAAAAATGACTCTTCTTCCGGTTCAAGGTGAAGCCGTAGAAAGCACTCATGAGAGAAAAGAGCTCGAGGCATCTTACGGGGATAACAACATCATCCCCATAGACAGACAGGTTTCGCCCAGATGCGCTTGTTGGGCTAATCTGTAAATACTCTAAGCAACATAAAGCCGTTGCGAAGAATATCAGGGACTCCAGCGGAAATGTGAAGCCGTTCCCCATTGAGGAGAACTTCTCCCACTTTACCAGAGTCTCGCCTCGAAAACCATAACGAGATCGAGCACTATCAAGTATAAGGAACCATCGAGGAGGAAGTAATTCCTCTACGATCCCAGTACTAATAGAGTCGCTCGCAGATGAAAAATCAATAGTAGCCAAATAAGAGTCGATAGACCCTCGTCGAGCCATTTCTTGGTTCACCACCTGGTCACGCAAATCGATCCCGAACCGAAGCAGACGCCGCTGTATCACCTTGCCAATAGCCAATTGGAACCAGAGATTTATCCCTGGCTCTATGGCGATGACTCGGTTTGCAGTAGCATCTTTCGGCACAGTGACAATCTTATTCCCTACCTGATAATTGGGAAACCCGTTCTCAGATAGGCGCCGATACCAAAGAGGATAAGCAACCTCAAGGCAAGCGCTCGGAATAAGACTATGAAGATCACGTGTTATCCCAGCTTCGTGCTGGAATTTCTTGGCTGAACTAGCATCTCTCCTCTTTATCAGAGTCGAGGCGCCAGGACCCCAGTCGGCCAGTTCAAAAATCTCTTCGGCACTAATCTCGCCAAGAATCTGGGCAATTTTACGTTTAACTGCATTATGCAGCCAAACGACAGGTCCGTTGAAGAGCGGATCTGCACCCAAATCCTTAAAACGAGAATTCGTATGCTTACAACCAAGCTCAAATTTATTAAACTTGGTCAATGCAACGTCGTCCAAATCATATCCAAGAGATAAATCCTTGTATTTTGACAAGAACTTCGAAGCAGCGTAAGCATCTCTAAAATCACTTACATTTCTATAAGCGAGGGGATCACAAACTAGGTCTGCGAGCTGTTCATGCTCAGAATACTTGAAGAGCATGTAAACTGTTAGACTTCGCGGGCAATCCAGAGACTCTAGGAAATCTAGAACTAACTCAGAGGTAGCCTCCGAGGCCACACGTAAGTTTCTGACAAGCGAAAGCTTGGCAAATTTACGCTTTGCAAAAGACATAAATTCCTCCAGAGTTCAGGGGACAAGAAGGATTCTCACCCCCCCAATCATAAAGTGATAACCCGTCGGGGCTAGTACGGCCCGTCGAAGTTTGTCACTGCCGCGATCAACGGTGACCCCGAAGCATCAGTGGGGACATCGTCAGAAGCGTTGATCGTTGTCGCGAAGAGAGATCGCACGTGACTGAGTAGAGCAGTACGCTCAGCCGCGGTTGACCTCTCCGGCAACATGAACTCCATAACACAAAGACAGTTGTAGGCTAACGTGGGCCCCGGCGTGATGCCGTTGTACGCGTTGCCGACTGTCTCAAGTGTTGGGAGGGAAACTTTTGCTGTAACTCGATAGATCCGCGACGCCTTGTTAGGCGGACGAACCGACAAAGTCAAAGCGGGAAAACCGACGGCAATTCCTGCCGAACGGTCCACCCAACGTGCGACACCAGGGGCAATAAAACCCTCGGGATCGAACGTCTTGTCGACACCGATAGTAGCGGACGTTGTCCTGTCCACCGTACCGATGATACTTGACGTCTTGATTGCCGCAATAGCGGGCATGAAAGAACTCCTTGATTTCAATCATTGAGTGCTAAAGTCCTAGCAACAAATGGTCATGTCTTTTTAAAGATTGCAACCATCAATGCCAAGGCATTCGCCGCATGTGTAACGGAGATCGGATTCTTGAACACAGGGATCTTGGGACTGGGAAAAGTTATTAGCTTCACCCGATCTGTCAAGATATACATCCGTGAATACGAGCCGCCCATACGCAGGTCACACCCTGTCACCGGTGGATTGCGACCATTGAAGTTGACTTCAGCGGAAACCCACTGTCGTGTAAATTGTGTGCGAGCTCCATCCCAAAAGGTTAACCCGTCGAATGCTGTTAGCATTTCAAGGTATGGCCCAATGGGTACGAACCAGTCCACAACAAACGAGAATGGGAGAATTTCCCAAGCTAGGTTCAAGGGATTGGTAAAACCGGTCTGAGCTGCAAACGCTTTTAAGCGATCATTCAGTTTGTAACGCAGAACAAAGCGAGTCACTGACCTGGTCGTAGTTTGACCATGACCAACAACGGCTCCGCTCTTTGATACGTTGAATGATGCCGTAGAGCGCTCAGAACTCGAACCACGCACCAGCTTAACAGTACGATCATTAAGAGCAAAAGCCTTAACAGACCGTATAGACCCACTTACGTCGTTGAGCAAGGGCTTCCATCCATACTGCAACTCCAGCCAATTTTGGGCCAGAGTTTTAGAAAAGGACAGATGTTGCCTTGCCTTTCGGCTACGGTAGGTCGAGCCCGCCCAAAGGTATCCAATGGCGGCATCGAATCTTCCATGCTTAAGTGCCCGAACCGACCCGGTTATGCGTATCGCTGTATTTGCGATTAAACGCACAGTCTGGCCAAATTGAGCAAGATCTTGAGCAAGGTTGGCTTCGATGTCCAAACCGCCACTCTCAACTAACTTCCGGAGAGCTTTATTATATGCGACAGTACTATGTACCGGCGCGGCTGGCACGAAAGTGTCAACGAGTCTGGTCGTGTCGCTCCAGGCATGATTGAACCACTCGAACGAAGAACATCCCGAACGAATGGGCCCGTCAGCCAGATAAGCACCCTGACCATTTTTGGTTAATACGGTAACAGAACTGTACGGATTTACCGGCAGCTCTGACTTACGCTTAAAGCGAAAGCCCGGCGTGCGCACCGATGACCAAGAGTGATAATAAGATTCATACGCAGGAAGCGAGTCGGTCCTATAAGGATAGGAACTCCCCGGCAACTGAGCGTTGTATACCTCACTAGCTCCCAGATTTTGGGTGTAAGCACGTATAGGGCTAACTTTACCCGTAAGACTACGTGTGTACGAACCAAGAAGACGCTTTCGATTCGATACCTCTTTTGAATGGTACCGAGCGAATGCTACCTTTGCTTTCGCAAGGTAGCCTTGGGGCACTACGTCTACGATACGATCCTGGAAAACGATGAATAGTTTCCCCGTCTTGGGGTGAACTACGAACCGATACTCCCAGGGTATCTTTTTGACGTAATACATCATCCCTGAATCCCAAAATGCCGATGATAGAACGAGCTGCACTTTTGGCACAATCCGACGCGGGATCTGGAAGAGCATCCTCGACACAACAATCTTACCAAGAGTGGTAGATTGCGTGTCCTGATGAATCCATTTTCCCACGTTAAACCGTACCATCACGCGCAGGTCTCGTGTCACTGGCACAAGGAGGGGTTTACCAGTCATTGATTTAATCATGCTGGCCCAAAGTAGTTCACCAGTAGTTGGCCAAGTACTCATCGCTCATCCCCATGAAGGGAGTCGAGCGTGGCCTCATCTGGTGGCAACGGGCACGGCTTTTGAAGGGAACACCCCTTTAGCCCAAGCCTGTCTCTGGGAGTTTTATTGTCCCGGAGAGGAAGGCGCGGTACAGAAAGGAAATACCCTCGCTGAGCGATGCTCAGCACCTCGCTGATGAAACTGTAGATTAGCACCATGGACCAGGCAAAGAGGAATGTGTAGACTAGGAAGGCGATAATTAAACCGTTCTTCTTTATCCACACAAGAGCCTTTTTGATTTCGTTCATGGGATCCTCTACATTCAGTAAGGTGAACGATGGCGAAAGCCATCGAAAACTACCC